ATAAAAAGCAGAATGATGGTGTGAAAATAGCTCTCCATTAACTAATGCTTCATAAAACAAATCAGTTAGTTCTTGTCCTTGTAATGTATCGTTTTCTATTCCAGTTCTTTTCTTTTTATTATGTCCACCTTCATAACTTACTCCATAAGGTGGGTCTGTAAATACCATATCAGCTTTTTGCCCGTTCATTAATAAAGCCACTTGGTCGCTATCCGTACTATCCCCACAAAGCAATCGGTGTTCTCCTATCTCAAATAAATCTCCTAATACTATATCCGTTTCAATGCCCCCGTCTTGAACTGCAAACTCATCTTCCTCAGCTTCTAATACTTCGGCATCAAAGCCAGGTATATCTAATCCCCAATCTTGTAATTGATCTGCATTCCAATTATTTGCAAGGTCGTTCCAATCCCATTCGCCATAGCCTACGTTGTCTTTAACTATAAATTCCTTTTGTTGCTGCTCAGTTAGTTCACTTGCTTTAATGATAGGTATCTCTTTAAGTCCTGCTTCCTTACAAGCCTTTAATCTCATGTTGCCACCAAGCACGACCATATCGTCATTTACTACAATAGGTCTAAGGTTTAGCATTTGTGGGAACTCGTTAATTGACTTTACGAGCTTTGCAAACTTATCGTCTTTAATTATTCTGGGGTTGTTTGGGTTTGCTTTAACTGTGTTGATTGGTACGTTTTGTATCATAGTATTCCGTTAATTATATCGTTTGCTTCGTCTATTGCGTCTTCTTGATCTAAGTAAGTGTCTACGTCTGCTATATGTTTGTTAATCAAAGTTTCTGCCATTGAGTAGGTATATCTGCCTATTGTAGTCATATTGTCTCCATTCATACCAGTCTTACATACCGCTAAAAAGTATGCTTTATGGGTTAATATGTACCAAATGGCTTTTAACTTTCTCATCTGCCTTGACCTCTGTATGCTTTTTCTCTGGGCGTGTGCTTATTAAAGGACTTCTTTGCAGAGCCTCGCTTCCTTTTCCCAAAGCTAATTTTGTTCTTATTCTCGTTACCTTTTGCCATAATTCTTTGCGTGTATATCTTTTAAAAACTCTTTATATTGTTTCTTGTCTCCGTACTTAATATGGCATTCTCTACAACAACACATTAGGTTTTCTATTACGTCTGCCTTTTTAGTCCCCCCCATTCCCCTCGCTTCTATGTGATGTATGTCAGTTCCTACACCACCACAAACCTCACAAGGAACAAACGATGTAGCGTCATAGCCCATTCCTTGTAAGTAGATTTGCGTGTGTTTCTGCATAGTTTCCCCATTAAATTTCTTCGTTGATTAATAATTAATTGATTAAAAAATTTAACTATGCAAATTATTTTTAATGCCGTTTTACTGGCATAGTTTACTATAAATATACTTTCGGTCTAAATTTATCTCGTCAAAGTTATACTTCTTTTGGCAGAACTCAAACAACTTCTGTCCGCTTTCCTTTCGCATATCCGCATCACTTACTAAATCTCTTATATGTTTGTACCAATCCTTTTGGCTTTTAACGTAATGTACCGGCATATCTAAGTAAGGATTGACATAGCTAACAATGGCAGGGTTCTTTTTAGCAGCCGTTTCTAATACCTTAAGATTTGACTTCATAGCGTTGAACTTGTTATCTACGAGTGGGATAACTGAAATGTCTGAGTCCGTATAAGCACCCATATATTCCGTAACCCTTGCATAGTTATAGATCGTAGGGTTTAACTTTAGTCCGCAAGTGAAGGCATCAATCATTTTATCCCAGATAGGTTTCTCCCCGTCATTATAACCTGCAATAACAGTTCTTATATTCATACCTTGTAGCCTTTTGAACGGCTGCCTAAGTATTTCTATATCCCTTTCGTGCGTTCCGCTACCTGACCAAAACAACCTAACCTTGTAATCTTCGGTCTTGTTATCCTGGAACTGCTCTTGCCCGTAGGGTAAAGCGTTTGGTAATATGTGAACGTTCTTATTGTATATGTTTATCTCACTTGCTAACCTTTCGTGAGTGCAGGTACATAGGTCTGCAATATTTAAGTAATCGGTAATTAATTTAGGTATGTTATTATACTTGTATCTCCAATATAACAAATGGCTTTCGCTAAGTTCCCAGTAATCGTCATTGTCTACTACTAACTTAAAGCCGTACTTAGTGCGCCAAGTGTCCATTTGCTTTGCATCTATTTCGTTAAGCATTCTATTCATTAGCACAATATCCCAACCTTGCTCTAATAACTCGTCATTCAATACATCTGTTATAAGTGCGTACTCCTTTTCTAAGTGTACTATCGGCATCATAATTCTATGCAGTCCTACGCCTGAGTTCGCTGAAGTTATACAAAGTATTTTCATAAGTTTATATAATATGTTTTATTCCCATTAGTATAAGCAGATACATTATTGCTATGTAAACTCCAGGTCTTTTGTACTAATTCATTTTTATTATAACCATAAGCATCAATACTATTTTGCTCAATATGATTTGCGGTATATTCTTTAATGTATTTCGTATGCAAACCTGCTGCCCTGCATCTTGTACAATAATCTAAATCTATCGCTCCGTACGGGTCAAGTTCTTGATTGAATGCACCAACTTTATTTATAGTTTCTTTTGTGATAGTAAAGTTACCAGTTAAATCAGCCGTGCCATTACTCATACTATCTAAAGGAATAGAACAAATACCAATAGTTTTGTCTTGTAAAAAGTCATTTCTTATTTGCAACCAATTATTAGGTTCTAATATATCGTTACCCATAATAGTAACAAAATCTATATTATCAAAGTTTAAATTCCTTAAGCCTTTATTAGTTGCAAATGCTATGCCTTCTTCATTAATAATAGTAACTATATCAATATGTTTACCAGCATTTTTGATATTCTCAAACAATGTATTGATGTTCCTGTCTTTATAGTTTAAGTATACTATTGCATTCATTATCTTATGTTTGAGCCGATTTCCCTTGCCGGTACTCCTGCATATTTAGTATTTGGCTTTGCATCTCCTTTTACAAAGGCACTTGCCCCTACCATACAATTCTCGCCTACGTTTGCAAATTGATGCAGAACTGCGTTAAGTCCTATATTAGCACCATTGTCTACAATAGAATGCCCACCTATTTTTGCTCCGCAACTTATTGTTACATTATCTAAGATTGTGCAATCGTGTCCTATGTGTGCGTGTTTCATTATAAAACAATTATTACCTATAAAGGTATCAATCTCGGTTCCTGCATCTATTGTTACAAGTCCTGTAATAACATTGTTATCGCCTATGTATACTTTGCCTTTTTCTTTTTGCCAGAACTTCTTATGCTCTGCTTTGTCTCCGATAATACAATAAGCACCAATGTAGTTTCCGTCTCCGATAATTACGTTATCGCCAATAATAGCGGTGGGGTGTATAAAGTTTGCCATAGTTAAGTAGTACAAGCGCAGTCATACGCAGGGTTTATGTTATCTAAATCAAATTCCTTAAACAAGTTATTCTGTGATATACTTTTAAGAGTTTCTATTGTTACTCCATTAAAGTAAGTGTATTTGCTATTCTTTTCGTCATTTATCCATTCGTCTGCAAGTTCTGGGAACTCCCTTAATATTGCTAAGATAGCGTTTTTACCTTTCATAAAACACAAAGTACAGTTGCCTAATATAGAAGGTATTTCCAAAGTGTAAGGCTTTTTGCTCCAATATTCATTTATCATCTGCTTTGTAACCTTGCTTTCAAATAAAGGGAACTTATCGTGTACCTTTTTAAATCTTTGAGTGCGTCGGCTAACTCGCATTGGTTCGTCATATCTAAAGCCTACCAGGTTTTCGAATTCTCTAACTCCTATGTTTCTTAAATATCTTTTAGCCGTTTTAATCTTTAGTTCTATTGTGCAGAACCTTTTAAATTGATTAGGTAAGGCTTTGTTCTTTTTTAACATTCCGGTAAAGCCACCTTCGTAACTTATTCTTGTTACTGGTATATTTTCAAAAGCTTCAAAGTCATTAATGAATTTATATGTTTTAGGGTGTTCCCTCATAGTATCGCAGAATAATACTATGTCTCCTGGCTTATATTCTTGGATAGTCATATAAGCAGAAGTTTTGCCACCGCTAAAATTAATTACTCTTTGCATTCTTTTTCTTTGGTTGTGGTTGTAAATCGTACCATTCGTACAAGCGTTTAATCATATCAAAAATACAATGGCTACACCATACTGTTAATATGAAATCTGGGTTCATATACTTGCGATAAATATGCTCGTACATTTTTAAGATGTCTAAATCGATATTACGCACATAGCCATTTTGAACTGTATGCCAATTACCAACGTGTTGATCTAAAAAATTTCGGTGTTCTATTTCCATAAGTTCCACATTAGTTTTGAAAGTAAAGGTGCTAACACTCCCGGAATAAATACAAACGCAATTATATCGGTACATATTGCAGGTAGTAAATATAAAGCCAATCCTGTCCAAGCTGCTAAACAACTCGTGCAACTAAAAGGCTTAAAATCTAAATACCATTTTCTATGGAATTGATGTATCTCTACAAAGAATATTGCAAAGCATATTGCTGCTATAATTATCATTTGCGTAATTGTTTTTTTAGTTCGCGTTTAGTTAATTTAAGTTCCCTATGTATTGACATATACGGAATACCTGTAACCCTGCTTAGTTCTTTAGCATTACAGTTATGCTTGATAGCATACACTCGTAATAGTTCCGCTTTGTACCAGTGCATCTTTGATAGTTCATCTTCTACTTTGTTAAGTAAATCTTCGTCTCTATCGTGTACTATTAATTCAACCTCTAAAGGTTTTCGGTATGTTCTATAAAATTGGCTTGTATTACTTTGCATCATATTAATCATAGTTCTAACCAAGTAGAACTTTAATACGTTACGGGTGCGCATATCTATTAATCGCTCCTCGTCCATTTCGCATAGTACTTTAAATATTTCGCTTCTTAAATCTTCTCGTAAATCTTCAGGCTGCATTTTATCTATTGCTTCCTTAAGTTCTCGGCTTTCCCAAAGTTCTAATATGATGCTATTCTTGTTCATATTCTTTTAGGGTTAGTTTGCCGTTGTCTTCGGTTG